CAATACTCCTATATTTCCAAAGATTAAAACACCACCAGATGAAAGATACGCTGACATTTGGAATTGGTAAATATTCATAAATTAAGTTTAAGGGATATGTTTATTCTAACGGAACAAGAAATACTAGATGCCATCAAGAATTGTCATGATGCAGATTTTAGGATGGCTCTTATTCGTATGTTGATACCTCCTGCGCCTATAGTTAAACATCGGCATTGTTGTCCAGAATGTAATGGAGAAGGAAACAAGACGTGCGGTATTTGTCATGGGATGGGTGTTGTATACTTAGATTGGTAAAAAACATTAAATAGAAATGATATGGTAGCAATTAAAGTATCTTCCGAGAGCATTCAAGAATTATGGGAATGCCCGGACGTTTCAGAGTTAGCAAAGACTATCAGCGGAGACCGCACGAAGCAGACGTTGATAGTTAGGTTGAAAAATCGAGAGTTCTATGTCCCTGATGGATTCTATCTCGTGAAAGATGAGAATGACCAATGGAGCACACTCAGCCCATCACTGTACGAACTTATAAAAGACAAGGTTCATGGCGAGAAGTGAGGAAGATATCCGGGAATACCATAAAAGGTACTACCAGGAGCATAAGGAACATTTATTAGCAAGAATGGAAGTCTATCGTAAAGAGAACGCTGAAAGGATTGCTGCAAACAGAAGATATAACAGAAAGAGAAAGAAAGCCTTGGGCGGCTTAACGAACCCAAATATTAAATAATGAGTAGAGGAAAACATTTTAGTGCAGAAGAGATTGAGTTCATCAAGGTTAACGCTTTGGTGATGACGACAACGGAGATTGCAAAGCAGCTCAATCGTAATTATTGGGCCATCCATCGAAAGATGAAGGAAATGGGTATCAGCAAGAGCCACGTGTTTACTGCTGACGAGGATTTCATCATTCGCAGAATGTATGGCAAGTACCCGGTAAAAGCCATTGCTACCAAGATTGGAGTGGATGAGAACGCTATTTACAACCGTTGCAAGAAGCTTAAGCTAACGAAAGGAGGTGCGCAATGATTGTCATAGTTACCGCTATGGATAAGGAATACGACCTTATCAGAGAATGGCTTATGAAGTCGGATATGCAAAACACGGTGTTGTTTAAGACGGGAATAGGAAAGGTAAATGCTGCTATAGGTTTAACCGATTTTCTCTCTTCTGTCGCAAATGACGTTGTTACAAGAGTTATATCGGTAGGATGTGCCGGTGCTGCCGTTGCAGGATTGAGACCTGGTAATGTCGTGATTGGCAATTCGTACTGCTACCACGATGTATATTGCGGAGAGCCGAATGCAAACGGGCAAGTTCAAGGTATGCCGGCAGTCTTTCCTTCTGATTTCTCCTGGATTGATATGGATGAAAGATTCAGATTAGGAACTATAGCTACGGGAGATAAGTTTGTCACCACGAGAGAGCAGGTATTGGCAATTAAGGATTTTCTCCCTAATTCTTATAACGTATGTGCTATTGACATGGAGTCTGCTGCCCTCGCGCAGGTATGCTACAAGAAGTGTATTGGTTTTACGTCCATACGAGTTATTAGCGATAATCCCCTGGAGCCGAACCAGACCGAGCAGTATGCAGGTTTTTGGAATAGTCTTGCCGAAAAGGCATTTAGTGTTGTTTGTAAATTATTAGAGAATGATACCAAGTTTTAAAGTTGATCATACGAAACTGAAGCCAGGTCTTTATGTTTCGAGAGTAGATAAATGGGGCATGGAGACTGCTACCACATTCGATATTCGCGTGTGCAAGCCAAACAAAGATATGATGTCACCTGCTGTCGCGCACACAATAGAGCATTTGATGGCGGACTACCTACGCAATGATAGCCCTCTTAGCAATTCCGTTCTGTATTTTGGACCGATGGGTTGTCTTACAGGTTTCTATCTTATCCTTAAAGGTACGTGGACTTCAAAGCTCATAAAGGAAATGATAGTGGAAGCTTTTAAAGCGTGTTCGCTATCAAAGACGATTCCAGGTGCGTCGGAAGTGGAATGCGGTAATTACAAGCTCAACGACTTAAAAGGAGCAAAAGAGCTATGTGATATGTTCTCCGTATATCTATCCACAGCTGGACCGGATAAGCTCAATTATCCAGATTAATATTTATATGTAACCATAAAGTATTTAATCATTAAGTATATTTCCTTGCAATATATTTGGTGATTAAATACTTTTTTTATAATTTTGCAGCATTACTTATTGCTATCGCTTCGTACTGGGATATTTCTTGAATTTTATTGTTCAATTAAATATTTAGTTAGAATGAAAAAAAGAACGAAGCAAGTTTTAGTTATTTTGAAACCCAAATCAAAGGCGTTGGGGTTCAGTAGAGAGGAGTTAGAGGGTATTGCTGCCGATGTTGCCAATAACTTAGAACTCGATGAAGAAGCCTCAGACGAGGATGTAAACGCAGAGATTGAAAAGCAGGTCAATGCGGTTCTTCCTTATCTTAAGATTGCGCAAAAGACCGCGCAGCGTACTATCCAGAGCTTTAAGGATAGTCAAGACTTGGATGACGACGAGGTCGATGACGATGATGATGACCCTGCCGGCAACAAGAAACCAATCCGCAAACAGAAGAAAGAGAAAGAAGAGCAGGTTCCAGCATGGGCACAGGCACTCATTACCCAAAACAAAGCCCTGCAGACCGAAATCCTCGGTTTGAAGTCAGAGCGTGAGAATGATGGCCGCCGTTCTAAGCTGAAGGCACTCCTTAAGGACAAAGGTACGTTCGGAAAGACTGTCTTGAAGAATTTCGACAAGATGAAGTTCGAGAACGAATCTGAGTTCGATGATTTCTACGATGGTGTTGTGGAGGACTTGGCAGCTATCGATCAAGAGCGTGCTAACGAAGGTCTCGGAAAGCTTGGTGCTCCTGCGGCTCAGAGAAAGCCTAAGAAGGAAGAGGTTGAGGTTATCAAGGGCGATGAGATTGATGAGCTTGCCGCAACTATGTAATCTTTAAATTTTAAAAGTTATGTATGGCGTAAGCAAGACAAAAACGTTTGATTCAGGCAAGGAGTCTGTAATCATCAGAAATTACGTGAATGGCATCATGGGTGGTGTCATTCTTGACATGACTGGTTTCTCTGGAGAGTTCATCCAGTGCGGACACATTATCATTCGTGATACCAAGTCTGGCGAGTACAAGCCTATGCCGGTAACAGGTGGGGCTTATGCTTCATTGCCGGAAAATCACGAGTATGTAGGTGTCTGTATGACAACAGCTCCGGTAGATACCCCTCATGTAGGTGTTATGACGGCAGGTGAGGCTAATGATAAGGCTGTCCCTTATCCTGTCGATACGATCAAGGCAGCTTTGAAAACAGCCGTTCCTACTCTTCAGTGGGGACACGATGCAATCGGTTAAGGAGGTGATTTATGCAACAGAGTTCTTTATTTCTTAAGTATATCTTGAGTTTCTTCCCAATCCTGAAGACATTGATTGAGAAGATTAACGGTAAGCGCAAGAACGAGATGACGTATCTCCACAAGGATACATCCATTCTCCGCCGCGTTTATTCTACCGACAACAAATGGGAAGCCGACACAGTTGATACCTCTTACGTAGCTGCTGACTACGTGGCAGTGGATTCTCCGGTTCCTTTGAAGTCTCGTGACAAGATTTCAACCGCCAACGGCAAACTGCCAAAGGTCGGTATGAAGAAATTCTTGAAGGAGTCAGATATCCTCGCTCTCAGGCTCATGGAAGCACAGGGCGGTCAGACAGCAGAGATTCGTCGTAAGTTGGCGCAGGACCCGGTAGCTTGTAATGTCGGTGTTGATGAGCGTAATGAGTACGCCCTTCTGTATGGCCTCTCTAACGGCTATGTAGCTGTACGTGACGACGATAATCCAAAGGAATTGCTCCGTATCAAGTATCAGTACTTGCCAGAAAATCAGCTCGGCATCAGCAACGTTGATAATGGTGTTACAGTTGCAGACTTGAAGGAATGTATCGAGCGAGCATCGAATGATGGCAACACCATCTTGATCTTCTGGATCGGAAAGGCTAAGTTTGACGAATTGAAGAAGGCACAGGACGCTCGCGAGCTTGTTGCCAACTACAAGGGGCAGACTTATGACTCTAACACAAAGCTGCCGGTTCCTACTGCCAGCGTATTCCAGGAGGCATTCTTGGACGAGACCGGTGTATCATTCCGCATCATCAACCGTACTGTCCGTTTGGAGCATGATGGCGTGAAGAAAAGCGTTAAGCCTTGGAACAACGATATGATTATCGGTGTCTGCTCACAGATGATTGGTGCCCTCGTTTACGGTCAGGTAGCAGAGGCAACCAACAGAGTGGCAGGTGTAACCTATCAGCAGATTGATTACAAGCTTATCTCTAAGTATTCAACAACTGATCCATTGCGTGAGACAACTGCGGTGCAGGCATACTGCTTACCTGTCATCGAGGACGTTGACACAATCTATCAGATTAATACTAAGTTGGCAGACCCAGACGTTTCGGTTGATACCGAAAAGGAGAAAGCTGATACAGAGGACGCTAAGGTAACAATCTCTGATGTGACCTACAAGAAGCCAGAGGCTATCACAACTCTTAACGCTCTCGGTGCTACACTTCCTAGTGATGCCAGCGACAAGGAGGTTATTGATGCCTATAACGAGCTTCCTCCTGTGAAGAAGAAGGAGTTTAAGGAAAAGGCAGCTAAAGCTGAGGAGTAATCATGAAGACGGTCGGACAAGCTTTGGTGGATGAGGTACACATACCTATCCCCTATGGTTTCGTGGAAAACGCCTGCATCAAGCGTGACCTCGATATCGAATCAGAGTTCACTGGTGACGTTGCCAGAAGTGACGCCTACAAAGGAACGCTTGCCGACTGTCTGCTTTCTCTCATACAAGCCGTTAGCTTCTCCGAAGCGGACAAATCAATAGGTTCCCTCTCGGAAGACCAGCGTAAGGCTATATTAGTTCAAGTCAATCGTTTATATAACTCTATCGGCGAGGAGGAGGTTTCTCTTACTCCGAAGCCGACAGTTTACATTAATTGCTGATGAGTCTATTGAGTTTTCATGCCTCAAAGCTATACCGGCAGCAGAAGGTAGCTGGCTATACAGATGATGATGGAAATTATCACCAGGGCAAGACCGAGTGGAAGTTCTGCTGCACTTGTGATGTAGTTCCTGCTGGCGAGGCCAACAAGTTAGTTACATCTGACGGTTCTATTGATTTCTACTCCTACGAAGTGCATAATTTGCCCGTAGGAATTAAAAAGTTCTCTTATGGGGATTTTATCAAGCTAGAAATTTTAGGGGCTGAGGATGTAATTATCAAGGTCAAGGGATTTCATCGTTATCAACTCCAGTGTAAGATATGGGCATAAGAATGACAACCAGCGCTTCCGCTCTTGACGCCTTCCTACAAAGAGCCGCAAGGAAGATACAGGAGAATGTGCTTAAGGCATTGAGCAAGCTAGGAGACGAATCTGTGGTTAGAATCCGTAACAGGTCTGCCAAGGAAAGCTGGATAGACCATACGGGCAACCTAAGAAGTTCTATAGGCTTCGCCGTGTACGAGCAGGGAAGTAAATATATGGAATCAGCCTTTTCGCAGGTTCTCAGTGGCACAGACGGCTCTGTAAAGGGCAAGAAGATGATCAATGACCTTGCTAAGGAATATTCCAGGGTTTATGCTTTGGTTGTCGTTGCCGGAATGGAATACGCAGGAGAGGTGGAAGCCTTGGAAAGCAAGGATGTCCTCGCTTCAACGAAGATATGGGCCACATCCATTGTAGAGCAGCGTGTGAAGACAGCAATAGACTCAGCAGTTAATGAAATAAACAAGTGGAAGATATGAAATCAGACGGAGCAATTAAGACAGATGTTTACCGGTACATCAACGAAAGCGGTTTCATGAACAACGTCAATGGCAAGCTGTCAAAGACGATGAGACCGCATAATTCTCATAAGGAAGATGTCGTTATCTCCATCTTGGCTAATGAGGGAACGCAGCTTCAAACGGCGATTATAAATGTAAATATATATATACAAGACCAGGATGTAGATGGGCAGTTCGAGGAGAACACTATCAGAGTTGACGAAATCTGCAAACTGGCTTGGAATCTCTTGGAAATGTTCAGAACGAGCGAATATGTTGCCCACGCTATTGAGCAGAGGGTATATGCAGCAAGCACGGGAGAACATGTAATAAATAATCAAGTTGAATATAAACTCATAAACGATTAAATTATGTCAGTAACATCATGGGGCAAATGCACTATCTACGTTCAAGAGGTAGGTAGCAAAAAGAATGAGTGGACTAAGCTCCCAACTCCAAAGGATGGCACTACTACTGTTACTCCAACGAAAGGCGATACTATGACCCAGGTTGAGGAAGGTGGCGGAATTGTTGACCGCAAGACAAAGAAGTCTACCTACGAGGCTGTATATCAGCTCTTCATCAAGAAGAACCAGTCGCAGCCATTCAAGACTATTGATGGTATCATTGAGGGTAACTACCGTTTGGCTATCCAGCCAGAAGACGCCGAGCTTCCTGGCGTTTACATGGGTAATACCACCATCGGTGCCGAGGAGGGCTATACAACAGAAGAAGGTGCTTCCATCACTTATACCCACGCAGCTCTTATCCCAGAGGGTGACGTGGTAGCTAAGACTGTCAATTCAAAGAACGAGGAAGTCTATTGTGCTTACCGTTGGCGTGTCATTACTGCCACAAAGGGAACAGGTGAAAAGTATGCCTTGACTTTCAAAAAGCCGCAGGATGGCAATACCGCTCCTGTTGAAATCACGGAAACTTACGAAGAGACATAGGCATATCCTAATATCCCTTCTGCCGACTGAGGGTTATCAGCCGGCAACCTACCCAAGTAGCTCAGTTGGGAGAGCGAGACCAAATAGTCCGTCGCATGCAAAAAAAATCCAGGGTCTTCAAAAGCTGGTTGAAAGTCGCAGGTTCGAGTCCTGCCTTGGGTGCCAACAATTTAAATTCGAGTGATATGGAAGAGTTAGGAATCATTATATCGAATACGCTCACAGATATGCCGATAGGCTTTGATACTGAGCACGCTCACGTTAACATCTACCCTACTACACTGGGTATGATGTACCTAACGTCGCAGTTGGTAGATAGCTTGGAGCTAGACAAAGAGTTACTTCAAGCAGATCCATTCTTGGAAGCATTGCGAGTTGCAAACACCAAAAGGGAGACATGCTGCAGATTGATTGCATATCACTCACTCAACACAAAGAACGAAATACTAGACTCCAAATGCGTAAGCAGGCAGACGGAGCTAATCTTCAAAGAATGTTCCAACGAGGATATAGCCACTCTCCTCATCATCATCCTTAAGGCTAACTCATACCAGACAATAGCCAAAGAGACAGGAATGGAAGAAGAAGCGAAGCGTATGGCAAAAGTCAACGCAGCAAAGAAGTCGGAGAATAGCTTTATCTTCGGAGGCAAGACAATATGGGGAACTCTCATAGATGCCGCTTGCGAAAGATACGGATGGACTTTCGATTACGTGGTATGGGGAATATCGTATAACAACCTGACTCTCATGCTCAAAGACAAGATTACTTCAATCTATCTGTCAGACGAGGAGAGGAAGAAAGCCCATATACCGGCAGCAGGGGAAGAGGTCATCGATGGCAACAACAAGGAGGCAGTCATGAAGGCGGTGATAGAGTCCGAGACCGAGATTTAACCGAAGTCTTCCTGCGCACGCACGTAAAGTTCCCATATCGAACACTCATATTTGGTGTTTCCACGGCGATTCTTTATAACACAGTATAAATTCAAGGAAAAATAGAACATTATGCCAAGCATTAAATTCGATACAATAGTCGAGACAGCCAAGGTCGTTTCCGGTTTTCGAGACATTCAGAACGCAGTTCATCAGACTGCCGAGAGGGTTGAGAAGGACGGAAAGTCTATTGACGATGTAATCTCGAATATACAGAACAGTATGAACATTGCCATTGGTGGTTGGAGCATTGGTAAGTTCGTCAATCAGATGATGCAGGTCCGCGGTCAGTTCCAGCAGACAGAAATGGCATTCAAGACAATGTTGCAGTCTGAGGAGAAAGCTGATGCTCTCATGAAGCAGTTGATCCGCACGGCAGCCGTCACACCTTTCGGGGTTGAAGACGTTACAGAGGGAGCCAAGCAGCTCCTTGCGTTCAACGTAGCAGCCGAGGATGTCAACAAGACGCTTATCGGATTGGGAGACGTTGCAGCAGGTATGGGTATGAACCTTAAAGACCTTGTGATGCTTTACGGCACTACCATCGCCAAGGGTAAGATGGACACGATGGACCTGTATCAGTTCCTCAACCGAGGTATTCCTATCGCAGATGAGATAGCCAAGGTTATGGGTCTTGACGTTACCAACGCCATCGAGGAGGTACAGAAGCAAATCAAGGCAGGCAAGGTTACCAGCGATATCTTCATCCAGGCAATGCAGAGTATGACCGCCGAGGGTAGCAAGTTCGGTGGCTTGATGGAGGCTCAGTCTAAGACTATTACGGGTCAGATAAGCAACATTGAGGATGCCATCGAGCAGATGTTCAATGACCTCGGCAAATCCCAGGAGGGTGTTATCAATACCGGATTGGGAGTCGTTTCCACCCTCGTTGAGAATTGGGAGACGGTAGGCAAGGTACTTATGACCGTCGTTGCAGCGTATGGAGCATACAAGGCTGCAGTGATAACAATGATAGCAATATCTAAGGCACAGGTAGCTTGGAAGAGTGCGAAAGCATTCTTGTCTTTAGCGAAGTCTATCACAACCGCCAAGGATGCCATGGCTCTGTTCAATTTGGTCTCTTCTTCAAATGTTCTCGGTCTGGTTCTTGGTGCAGTAGCAGCTGGAGTCACGATGTTCAATCTTTTCGGCAATAGCGCTGAGGATGCCGCAACCAAGACTTCCAAGTTTACCGAGAGTGCAAATGAAGCATCAAGCAAGGTCGAGTCGCTAGTCTCCATTCTGAAGACTGCAAAGGAAGGCTCCAAGGTTTACAAGGACACCATCAAGGAGCTGTCAAACATCTATGGCAACTACGGGATTGCTATTGACAAGATCAAGGAAGACGAGAGTAACCTTGTGGATGTTAAGCAGCAGGAGATAGACAAGTCCAAGGAACTCGTCGAGCAAATCAAGTTGGAGGCTACAGAGCGCAACAGAGCCAATGCAATCTCTAAGGCTAATGAAGACTACAACAACCGTGTTGATAGCGCTCAGCAAGCCCTTTTGGGTAAGTTGAAGGATTATGGAACCTCTAGCAGCGGTATAGCCGTCGGCATACAGAACATCGTATCTGACTCGGTTATCAAGCAGTTTGATGACCTAACACAGAAGATGGCTGGCTTGAATGAACACTCCAAGGAGTATCAGACCTATCTGAAGCAATACAATCAGTTAGAGGCTTCATTGATATCCGAATCTGAAAAGCTTGCTAATGCTTTCGGTTTTACAGGAGACAAGACAAGCGATGCCAGGAAAGCTATGGTGGGCTACCTATACGAGTTACGTGCAGCCAAGAAGATACATGCCGAGGAAACCGACAATGTTAACAAGGGAGCAGATGCAACTGAGAATTTCGGCAACAAGGCAACTTCTACCAAGGATAGGATAAACGCTTTGCAGAAGCAGCTCCAGGGTGCCGGCGAGGATGTACACGTCCTCTACAACCGTGTCAAGGAGTTTATGCAGAACTATTCCGAGAACAACATCAACTTCCACGTCAACTTCGATGCCAAGATACCATCGTGGATGCAGAATATGAATATTCCGGAACTGGGACGCTTAGGTAAATACTTCTCTGCTTTGGCACGCGACCTTGCAAACAACAAGAAGTCTGGTGCGCTAGTCAATGGTAAATGGATGTCAACAAATGATATCGCTCAACGAGGATGGGATTATACCAATGCAGCGAACACCAAGCAGACAAAAGCTGACGAGAAGGAAAAGCAGAAGCGTCGCGAAAAGGAAGAGGCAGAAGCAAACGCAAAGAAGAACGCTGCCAAAGCCAAGAAAGCCGCCGCCGATGCCAAGAAGCAGGCAGAAGACCGGAAGAAGGCCCAGGAGGAACTGAATGAGGACTTGAAGCAGCTGCAGCAGGATAATATCGACAATGATATATCCATCATGCAGGAAGGCACGGAGAAGAAGCTTGCTGAAATCAAGAACGACTATGCCAAGCGCAAAGCCGAGATTGACAAGCAGGAAGCAGAGTTCAAGAAGAAGAACAAGGAAGCTGGCAAGAAAGAAGCTCTTACCACTGCTCAGTCCGATGCCCTCAATAAGGCTAGAGACCTCGCTACCCAAGAGTACAACAAGAAACTTGATGAGGTCAACAGGGAAGCCCTCACCTCTATGCGCGACTACTTGAAGGAGTATGGTTCTCTCTATCAGCAGAAGCAAGCCATTGCCGAGGAGTATGAGGAGAAGATTGCCAAGGCTCAGACGCAGGGCGAAAAGCTCTCTCTTCAGCAGCAGAGAAAGAAGGACCTCCAAACCATCGAGATAAATGCCATCAGACAGAACATCGATTGGGGAAGCATCTTCGGAGACTTCGGAGCTATGTTCAAGGACCAACTGGAGCCTACCATTGAGAAGCTGCAGGAGCTCTCCAAGAGCACCACAGATGTTAATGAGCAGAAGACCATACAGGAACTTATCTCCAAACTACAAGGCTCTGCCACCGTATGGGATAGTGACATCTTCAAGAAGGTTTCGGATGACATCAACGCCTATCAGTCAGCCATGCAGGGCTATATTGATGCACAGGAGCGTGAGGCAGAAGCCACGAAAGCTGTCACCAAGGCGCAGGAAGACCTCGCCAAGGCTAAGAAGAGCGGTGACAAGACAAGTATCAGCAAGGCTGAAGGCAACCTCTCTAGAGCGCAGAACGTACTCGCTACCGCATCTAACAATGTTTTGGAGTTCGGTTCATCAATTCAGAAGGCATCATCAGACTTGCAGACATCTGCACAGAAGGCAGTTTCTCAGTTTCAGCAGCTTGAAAATGGCTTGCAGGGTCTTACATCGGGGTCGCTCAAAGGCATAGGAAACTCTATCCTAGGGCTTGACAAGCTTTTCGGTGGCTCTATGCAGAAGGACGTTGCCAACACGCTTGCAAAGGGCATCCAAGGGTTGCTCGGTAAAGATAGTGACGCAGCCAAATCTCTGACGAAAGCTTTAGGAGATAGCGGTATGGCAGGTGAAATAATCTCCGCAATACTCGGCATCCTCGATATTCTGAAAGATGGCTTCGGAACACTCATCAGCAACCTCATGGACACAGTCTTTGGCGCAGTAACGGGCATCCTTGATGATGCTTTATCGGGTGACATCGTTATGAAGCCATTGAAGAGTATCGGGAACAACGTTTCTCATATACTCAACACTCTTTCGTTTGGTGGTTTCAATAGTCTGTTCGGTGGAGACGGAAATTCAAAGAAAGTACAGGAAGCTATTAACAACCTCACTTCTTCCAACGAGAGATTACAGAAGTCCATCGACAAGCTGAAAGATACCATGACAGGTACGTATGGTAAGGAATCCACCAATGCTTACAAGGAAGCCAAGCGGCAGCAGGAGACTTACAATCACAACGTCATGGAGATTGCGAAGCAACAGATGAGTTATCATGGTTCGCACCACTCATGGAGTAGTTATTGGAGCGGGTTCAGTAATGAGCAGTTGGCTAAAATCAGACAGAACGTGAAGAGTGACTTCAATGGTGATATTACCACCCTCACACCAGAGGAAATGAAGAAGTTGCTTTCATACCAAGATTTGGTTGATAAGATCAGAGGAACAGGTAAGCATTACAAAGGACGTTCTGCTTACGGAGAGTCGGTTCTTGACAAACTCGAAGACTATGCGGACCTTGCTGGTAATCTTGATGAGCTGACTGAGCAATGGCGCGAGTCAATTACTCAGATTTCCTTTGATAGCATGAAGGATAACTTCATCAGTAACCTCATGGATATGAGTAAGTCTGCGCAGGACTTCTCTGATGATTTCGCAGAAATGATGCAGAAAGCTCTTCTCTCCTACTCGATGGAAGACCTCATGAATGGGAAATTGAAAAAACTCTATGAGGATTGGGCAGACGCAATAGATGCAGCAAATGGAGATTCATCGAAAATCGACATAGAAGCATTCAATAAGCGTTACGATGATATTGTCCAGGAAGGCTTGAAGAGGCGTGATGATTGGGCAAAGGTGACTGGCTACACTGGTTCTTCATCCTCATCACAGACTGCAACAAGCGGAGGATGGGCATCTATGGGGCAAGATACCGCAGACGAGCTGAATGGTCGCTTCACCGCCCTGCAGATTGCAGGAGAGTCCATCGCTCAGAACATGACTACCACCATATCACAGATGGAGAGCATCGTTACACTCGGAATCTCAACCAATGGCGCGGTATTGGAGATTAGAAACATGATGATTATGACAAACAGCTACCTCGAAGACATCGTGAAGTATTCAAAGCTCACCTATAATGACTTCGGAACCAAGCTGGATGATATGAACAGAAGATTAAAGGATATTTAGCCTCTACAGGCTTTTTCGCTAGTCAGCCCTTACAACTATACTCAACAATGGTAAAAGCGGCTCACAGCGAAGCCTATGAGGTTATTTAATGATTAAATAGCTATGCTAAAGGGACAACTTTATATCAATGGCAAGGATGCCTATCTTACGTGGGGCATATTCTTAGACGAAACCGCCCTCAGTGCGCTCATGACTCCTGCACCGAACAAGGAGTTCATCAGCAATAAGTATCGCTCAAAGGACGGAAAGTCGGTTATCAAGCACAATCCAAGGTTGGACGAGAGGGAGATAACGCTGCCATTCAATATGACCGCCAAGGACTCAGATACGTTCTTGACGAACTATGCTAGGTTCTGCGAGGAGGTTCTTGCCAAGGGAGAGTTGGTTATCCGCACCCGATTCCAGCCTAATGTGTGGTATCGGTGCATCTATCTTTCCTGCACTCAGTTTAGTCAGTGCATTCGGGAAATGGCAAAGTTCAGCCTAAAGCTCAACGAGCCAGACCCTAGTGACAGAAGTGAAACAAGTAAATATACAAGCTAATGATTCAGATTAAGAGAAATAACAAGGTATTCTTCACATTAGAGGACTTCGGCGAGGGTTCTAAGCTGTCATATCAGCTTATGGACCACCACTACATCATCTTGAAGTTCACTACGGCTACTCCTATCTATTTCGAGATTGGGGACTCCGTAGAGATTCCCGACTTCGGCTACTTTGAGCTTACATCATCATACTTCCCTAAGCACAATGATAGTGATGGCTACGACTACGAAATGCAGATGGATGCCTACTATATGTCTTGGAAGAATAAGATTTGCAAGTATCGCCCTCAGCACGGAGCAAACGAGACCTCCTTCAAGCTTACCACAACGGTAGGCGTACACATGAACGTTATACTCGGCAACCTCAAGGCGCTAGGTCTTACGTACAATGGCAAGGAGTTCTCTGTTGACTACACTACGTACAACAACAAGGCTTTCGATGTTCAGAAGAGATTTTTGATCGAGTACGGCTCCATCAGTATTCTCGATGCTCTCAACGCCATCTGTTCCGAAGACGCACTCAACTGCGAGTGGTGGATAGATGGCTCCATTATATACCTTGGATATTGCGAAATGGAAGGACAGACAACATTCGAGCAGGATGTTAATGTTCTGTCTATGTCCTATTCGGAATCCAAGTCAACTTATATCACGAGACTGTACGCATTCGGCTCAGATAGGAATATTCCGAAAGGATATTTCACTGGTGCCGATGCGGACGTCACCACCGATGGTGTTGCTACTGATTACCTCATGCTTCCAAACAAGGAAGTGGATAGTGATGGTTTCTACGCAAAGGATGGCTACCTGGAGAACGTGAATGTCGTAAAGAACGATAAGCAGGCTATCGAAGGTGTCGTGATGTTCGAGGACGAATACCCGAAGGTTGAATGCAGGGTGAGCAGAATCAAGACCTACGATAGCACTGTTGATAACGATGATGGAACTAAGACTACACAGACGTTTTGGCAGATTGGTTCAACGGACTCCTTCGCTGAAAGCTTTGAAGCTAGTTGGATAAAGAGCAACCTCACTCTAGGTATCAAGTTCACTAGCGGTGCCCTCATGGGTATGGAGTTCGATGTTAGTTTCAAGATTATAGACAAAGAGAACTTTTTCGAGATAGTGGCTAACGACACCTACGGAAGAACTCTCCCCGATAGTGTCATGTGCCCGAAGGAAGGTGATAGGTTCTTCCTGTTCAATTGGGACGCAACCAAGATTACAGATACGGACCTCATCCCTACTGCTCAGTTATCTCTGTTCGATAGAGCGAAGCAGTACTATCAGAAGACCATGATCAGCAATTCAAACTTCACCTGCACGATGGATGGCGATAAGTTCTACAATGATGGGATATACGATTACCATCCTCTCGGTGAACAGGTAAAGCTGATTAATGATATGTTTGCGCAGGTGGACGCGGATGGCAAGCACTACAGAAACTCTCGTATCATCGGCATGGAGATACCTTTGGATATCCCTTACGACCACCCTCAGTACACGGTTGGCGAGAAGGCAGCTACTAGCCGGTTGGGTAAGTTGGAAGACAAGGTTGATTCCATCAAGGTGAATGGAATGCAGATAGGCGGCACAGGAAGCGGTAATGGTGGAGGTGTCTATGTAATCGGCATGAACGATACCACTCCTGCATCCGATAGTAACGTTTATTCTGCTAGACGCTCTAGGATGGAGTTTGTATCTAGGCTGCAGGATAACACCGCAAAGAGCACAATCACTTGGGAGAAGGTGCAGAAGCTTTTAAGTGGATTGTTTGTCGGTAACTCCAACAATGAGAACGGAGGCTCGTGGACTCCAGACGCAGAAGGTCGTTCACACCTCATCACAGATTACTTGGAGGTAAGAATGAAGGCTATCTTCGAGGAGCTGGTCATTAATAAAACATCCACCATCGGTGGTAAGGAGATAATCTCTCCTGCTGGTGGCGTGGTGGCTCATAAGGTAGAAGAAGTTACTGTGACATACAATAATGTGTCACAGAAGGCTTATCGTTGCTATTTCTTAGCAGAGCAGGATGGTGATGAGGTAGATAATGATTTCGCTGTTGGCGACCAGGTGCGCTCGGAATCATTCAATGTTCGCAAGGGCACTTATCACAAGGCTGGCAATCACTTCTATTGGCGATTGGTAATCGGTCGTGATGAAGACCCTGTAGAGCTGGAAGGAAAGAAATATCATTATATCGACCTCTCTGATACCGATTGCGCTACGGCAAGCGATGTTCCTGCTAAAGGTGATGTGCTCAACCAGTGCGGTAATAGAACCGATGTGGAACGTCAGAACTGCCTTATCTTCTCGGCGGTAGATACCTATTCGCCATCCATTAGCCTCTATCACGGCATCAACAGCTATTCCTTTGCAAACAAGGAGTATGTGGAATATGGCGTGAATAAGCAGACCAACAAGGCTTTCTTTAACGTTTATGGTGATATGTATGTAGGCGACCGACCTACTAAGGAGAATGGCTATGAGGGTAGTAGCTACATCAAGTATGACAGCGCAGCCAAGCAGGTATCTGTTAAAGGCAAAATCTCAGCCAAATCCACAGTAGATGGCAAGGAATTGTCTCAGTACATCAAGGAGAACTCAGCAAAGGGCTTGACAGAGGAGCAGGTGAACAATCTCATCAAGAACTCGCAGGTTATTACTGACTTGCAGAATCAGGTGGATGGTGCTATCGAGACGTGGTTCTATGAGGGTGTGCCTACTTTGAAGAATGCTCCAGCCAGCAGTTGGGCGACAGACAAGGAAAAAGATACCCATTTGGGCGACCTCTATTATGACAACAAGACGGGCAAGGCATATCGCTTTGCCAAGGATGGCAACACCTATAAGTGGACTATCATTACAGATACCGACATCGCTAAAGCCCTTTCAGATGCAAGCAAGGCACAGGAAACGGCAGATGGCAAAATGAAGGTATTTAGCACTCAGCCGAACCCACCATACCAAGTTGGTGACATTTGGGTTAATGCGACTTATCCAGCAGACGGCAGTACCTATAAGAATGAGGTATTGCGCTGCCAGACTGCAAAGGGTGCTGGTTCTCAGTTCGCAATCGGTGATTGGATAAAAGCATCTAAATACACCGATGATACCGTTGCTAACGCAGCCCAGGCAGCGGCGGAGAAAGCGCAGAAGGCGGCAGAAAAGGCGCAGGGTGACATCAGCAAATTAGGAACTACCGTCACCACCAACAAGAAGGCTTTCGACAGCTACGTTACAGATGGCTATCTAGAGCCTTCTGAGATTGCGGCTATGGCGCAGGATTCCAAGCGACTTGAAGATGCTTTCGCAGCTGCCGAGAAGTCGTACAATGAAGTGAAGGGAGCAGAGGTGTTAAAGAGTACAAAAGAA